GTGCAACGAGTCCGTTGGCGGTGATTGGCCTGTCTCGAGTCTAACGTGGCGGTCTGCGGCTCGTCTGACGGGTTGGATTTTCGCCAAAGTCATCGGAGACCGCCCGTCGATCTCCAACGTCGTTCCGCATCACTTCTGGAAATCGACGGAATGCGCTGGCCCGTACATGGACCGCATGTTCACGTCGTTCATTGCGGTTGCCGAGCAGGCATACGATTTCTTCAAGGCGGGCGGTTCATCGGCTCTCCCCCCTCTTACCCCCGGAGGGAATTCTCTGTCAGACATCGCAGAACAGGTCATCGCCGGCAAGTGGGGTAATGGTGCCGACCGTGTAGATCGTTTGCGGAAAGCAGGGTACGACTCGGCTGCAGTGCAGGCCGAAGTCAACAAGAAGATCGGTGGGAATGTCGGAGGTGTCATCACTCCGTCTCGCAAGACCAACGAGCAGCTGGCTCAGGAGGTCCTCAACGGAGTTTGGGGTAACGGCGACGAACGCGAACGGCGACTCACCGAAGCCGGTTACGACTACCACTCAGTTCAGTCTGTTGTCAATCAGCGTCTGGGTGGCGGAGCCCCGGCGGCTCACCGTCCTGACCTCGCCGAGATCGCTCGTCAGGTGATTCGAGGTCAGTGGGGCAATGGTGTGGAACGACGTCATCGGCTCGAAGGTGCCGGCTACAACTACGCTTCTGTTCAGGCTGAGGTCAATCGACAACTCAAGTAGATCCGTCAAAATGGCAGTTTTCAAGGAGGTGGGGTAGATGCCCCTGGGCTCAGCATTGAAAAGTACAATCGACATTGACTTTACCAGAGCCCAGGGCATCAACTCATCGGGCCAAATCACGTTCGAACCTCCGAGGGTTCGTATCGGAACGACAATCGTTTCCAATTTCAAAGTCGTAGTTCCCATTCTCGCCGGTGTGGCTACCGTGGATCTTGTTCGTCTTAGCGCAGGGACTTACCATGTCAAAGAAGAAATTGACGGGCGAGCTCCATACGAATTCAACTTCGCTTTGCCGACGAGTGCCGCTGGAACAATTCAATACGAAGACATCGCTCCTGTCGATGTGGTTCCGCTAGTCTACACTGTAGTACGAACAATCAACAACGTGGCTCCGAACCCGACCACAGGCAACATTGTTGTGGATGTAAGTGGCGGCGGTGCAACAAATCTCGATTCTTTGACGGACGTCGTTGTTTCGTTTCCCGCCAACGGTCAATCGCTAGTCTACGATGGGGTAGATTCCCGCTGGGAGAATCGCTATCTGACAGCTGGAGATGTTGGAGCCTCTCCATCTACTCATATACATTCTTCATCTCAAATCACCGACTTTCAAACTTCGGTGGACGCTCGAATTCAGTTGATTGTTGATGCAGCCCCTTCGGCGCTAGATACGTTGAATGAACTAGCGGCTGCTCTCGGAGATGATCCGGATTTCGCGGGCACCGTTACCTTAGGTTTGGCAGGAAAGCAACCGCTAGACTCTGATCTGACTACGATTGCCGGCTTGACTCCATCCAACAATGATATTCTTCAGAGAATCTCTGGAGCTTGGGCGAATCGCACCCCGGCGCAGCTCAAAAGCAGTCTTTCTTTTAGTAAAGTTGATGTTGGGTTAACGAACGTCAATGATACAAGCGATCTCGACAAGCCGTTGTCTACTCTAGCAGTCGCAGCAATAGAACAACGTGCGTTGCCGGACAGAATTCTTCGTGTCAAAGATCGAACGAAGCAAGGCGCAGGCACCACTTATAATCTGCCCAATACAAGCAATGCTTGGGTCTTATTCGCGGCAGGTCCTACGGAATATACGATCCAAGCAAGTGTTGGCGATGACATTTCTTTAGAATACGATTTCCTGATGGATATTCATGCATCGGCAGCTTTCGATTTTGTTGTTGTTACTGGAGGAACTCCGACTATTCAGAGATATTTGAGTAGTGGCGATTCTTCTCCTTCTTCCGATGGTCCATCAGGAACCTATCCGTCAGATGTAAGATTCCAGGGCATGAAAGGTTCTTCTGGATTTACTGTTGTGTCTGGAGATCTGGATTCTGGTTTCATTCGTTTACGATGGGCGATCAAAACTTCTGTGGATACCGCAAGAATTTTCGCTGACAACAACTACCCGCTAAGTATACGGGTAATAAACATTCGACTATCAGGACTCTGACTCAAAGGGGGTGGACAATGTCTCCAAATATTCTGCAGAGTGTTAAAAAAACACTGAATCTCGCGGCAGATTACGAAGCTTTCGATCAAGACGTGATAATGCACATCAATGCAGTATTCAGCACTCTGCATCAACTTGGCGTAGGACCCGGAACGGGATTTGCCATCGAAGACGGTGGAGAAACTTGGCAACAGTTCCTTGGGAACGATCCTCGACTGAACAATATCAAGACGTACATCTACCTTCGGGTCCGACTCCTCTTCGATCCCCCGACGACTGGATTTCATGTCACGGCGATGAAGGAGCAAATCTCAGAGCTCGAGTGGAGAATTAACACGCACAGGGAGGACACGCAGTGGACCGATCCGACACCTCCAGTAGTGCTGTTGGAAGAGTGACGTCGGTCTCCGACTTCCTCCAGCATTTCGGAGTTAAGGGGATGAAGTGGGGTAAGAAAAAGAATCCCGCTTCTTCTGATGCAGCCGCATCAAAAGTAGTTCGAACAACAGCGAAGAAAAAAGGCATTCACACAGTTTCGAATAAAGAGCTGCAAACAGCAATCGAGCGAATGCGACTGGAACAGGATTTCAAGCGGCTGAAAGTAAATGAGAAGCCGGCTGTGACTCGTTGGATTGCTTCTACGTTGTTGGAGTCAGGTAAACGAGAGGTTCAAGCAAGAGTCGGTAAGAAAGTGGCAGGGGCCGTCTTGAAGAAAGCGGTAGGAACATGAGCGATCAAGCAATGATCGCCTTCCTTCCTGCAAACGGAACGTGGGCCAAACAAGATTTCCCTCATCTGACACTTGTGTACGCCGGTCCAATCGCAGATCGCAGCAAAATCGAATTCAACGCCATGGCGAAGGATGGTATCTCGGCCGCGCGCGTGACTGGATCATTCACGTTGAATGTTGTCGGTGTCGAAACACTTGGAGATCCTGGCGAAGAAGTCGACGCTCTCATGATGTATCCGACAGCTCAACTTGTGGTAGCTCGTCAGATGGTTCGGAGTTGGAACAAGAGCGAGTTCACCGATTTCCTCCCGCACGTAACTATCGGTCCTGTTGGGTCGGCGTTCGCACAACAAGTTCCGAATGATACAAACGATCTAACCTACCAGAATCGTCGGAGAGATATTCTGCCGAGTAGTATTTATTTCGATCGGTTGGCTATTTGTTGGGGAGACGACCGACTGATTTTCAATCTCAGTTCTTTCGATTACTAAGGGGGTGAACGATGACGTTGTCGAATACGGCAACTCCGTATTATTACGGTCAATTTCGAGAAGCAGTCCTTAGGGGCGATATCCCGGTTAACCGTGAGATTTCCGCGGAGATGAACCGGATCGATGAACTCATCGCAAACCCAAATATTTATTATGACTCAAAAGCAGTCGAAGGATTTGTCCTTTATTGTGAGGGCGAACTAACTTTGACTGATGGTACCGATCTTCACTTGCTACCCACATTCAAATTGTGGGCCGAACAAGTGTTTGGTTGGTATTTCTATGTTGATCGATCGGTGTGGACTCCGAACCAGAACGGTCAAGGCGGTAGTTACGTAACAAAGACGATTAAAAAACGTCTGACGAACAAACAATTCTTAATCGTGGCTCGTGGTGCTGCAAAATCAATGTATGCTCAGTGTGTGCAAGCATATTTCTTGAACGTTGATACCACTACCACGCATCAAATCACAACGGCTCCAACGATGAAACAAGCTGAAGAAGTAATGGCTCCCTTTCGAACAGCCATTACTCGAGCTAAAGGACCGTTGTTTAAATTCCTTACTCAAGGCTCAATGCAAAACACGACAGGGAATAGGTTTCTCCGTCAAAAACTAGCAGCAACCAAGAAAGGTATAGAAAACTTCCTTACTGGTAGCTTGTTAGAAATTCGACCGATGTCGATTGCGAAACTTCAAGGTCTTCGCCCGAAAATATCCACCATCGACGAGTGGCTTTCTGGTGATATTCGTGAAGATGTCGTTGGCGCTATCGAACAAGGTGCTTCGAAACTTGACGACTGGTTAATCGTCGCCATTAGTTCTGAAGGTACTGTTCGAAACGGATCTGGCGATACAATCAAGATGGAGCTACAAGAAATTCTGAAAGGCGAGTATCTAGCTCCTCACGTTTCAATCTGGCATTACAAACTAGATGAACTAGAAGAGGTTGCTGACCCAGAAATGTGGGTCAAAGCCCAACCCAATATTGGTCGAACAGTCACATACGAAACTTACCAGTTGGATGTAGAACGAGCTGAGAAAGCTCCGGCTGCTAGAAACGATATCTTGGCAAAAAGATTTGGTATTCCTATGGAAGGCTACACGTACTTCTTCACTTACGAAGAAACGATTGCTCATAGTCGTGTGGATTTCTGGGAAATGCCGTGCGCGCTAGGGGCAGACCTTTCGCAGGGTGATGACTTCTGTGCTTTCACATTTTTGTTTCCGATTTCTAGAGGGAGATTCGGAATCAAAACGCGCAGCTATATTACTTCTCTTACGTTGATGAAGCTGCCTGGAGCATTGCGTCAGAAATATGACGACTTCAGACGAGAGAATAGCTTGCACATTTTCGAAGGCACTGTGCTTGACATGATGGAAGTCTACGAAGATCTGGATGCTCATATAACTGAGTTTCGATATGATGTCCGGGCTTTTGGCTTTGACCCATACAATGCTAAAGAATTTGTAGCAAGGTGGGAAGCAGAAAACGGACCGTTCGGAGTCGAGAAAGTTCCTCAGGGTGCTAGAACAGAGTCAGTTCCCCTCGGTGAGCTGAAAAAACTTGCTGAGGAAAGATTGCTCATATTTGACGAAAGCCTCATGTCTTTCACGATGGGTAATGCTATCACTCTAGAAGACACAAACGGCAACCGAAAACTGCTGAAGAAGCGAACAGAGGAAAAGATTGACAATGTGGCGGCCTTAATGGACGCCTATGTGGCTTACAAAGCAAACAAGGAGGCGTTCGAGTGATGAGAGGGGGTAGTTGGTGACTATCAGAGACCGGCTGAAGCACGCGTGGAATGCTTTTGTCAATCTGGATCGACAAGATCCGTTCTATTCGTCTTCGGTGTCGTATGGACAAAAGCCGGATCGAACTCGCCTCAGGTTCGCGAACGAGCGATCGATCATTTCGTCCATCTATAATCGCATAGCGATGGATGTGTCGGATTTGGCGATCAAGCACGTGCGCCTCGACGATCAAGATCGATTCGATTCGGTCATGAAAAGTTCCATGAACGAATGCTTTACTGTCGAAGCCAATATCGATCAGGCACCAAGAGCTTTTCGCCAAGATATCGTTCTGACGTTGTTCGACGAAGGTGTTAGCGCAGTAGTGCCGGTCGATACTACGCTCAACCCAAGAGTAACGGGCAGTTTCGACATCCAAACCATGCGAGTCGGTAAAATTGTCCAATGGGAATCACAACGAGTTCGAGTTTCTTTGTATAACGAGAAAACTGGACGTCGCGAAGATGTAACGATGGACAAAAGCTTTACTGCTATTGTGGAAAATCCTCTGTATGCAGTGATGAATGAGCCTAACTCGACACTTCAACGCCTAATTCGGAAACTAAATCTTCTGGACGCCGTCGATGAACAATCTAGTTCTGGAAAGTTGGATATGATCATCCAACTTCCTTATGTAATCAAATCAGAAAGCCGTCGGGTCCAAGCAGAACAACGTCGAAAAGATATCGAATTTCAATTGAAAGGCAGTCAGTACGGTATCGCTTATACCGATGGTGCCGAGAAGATTACCCAACTGAATCGCCCGTCCGAAAACAATCTATTGAAACAGGTCGAATACCTGACTGATCTTTTGTACAGCCAATTGGGTATTACAAAAGAGGTTATGGATGGTACGGCTAGTTCCGAAGTAATGCAAAATTATTTCCATCGGACATTGAAGCCTATCATCGATGCAATCGTTGAAGCAATGCGCCGAACGTTCCTTACCAAAACGGCTCGTTCGCAAGGTCAGTCCATCATGTACTTCTACGATCCATTCACGATCATCCCCGTGAAGGATTTGGCTGAAATTGCCGATAAATTCACAAGGAACGAGATTCTTACCTCGAATGATTTCCGTCAAATTGTCGGAAGACCGCCTTCTAAGGAACCAAAGGCGGATAAGCTCGTCAATGCGAATATGCCCGTTGACAAAGCTGGAATGAAACCCAGTATCGAGCCAAATCCACCGGAACCACCAACGTGAGCGTGAAGTCGCTCCGAACTCGAACATGAAAGGAGACACCCGTGGACGATCACGATTTCGGTGGTTATGCTACCAAGGTGGGTGTCAAGTGCTCGGACGGGCGAACGATCACGTCCGATGCTTTCAAGCACATGGATGGGCAGGATATTCCGCTCGTCTGGCAGCACATGCACAATTCGCCAGACAACATCCTCGGTCACGCCAAATTGCAGCATCGCAAGGATGGGATCTACGCGTACTGCTTCTTCAATGACACTAACAGTGCCAAGAGTGCGAAGCAGTTGGTCGAACACAAGGACATCAATTCCTTGTCCATCTACGCCAACGGTCTCGTCGAGAAAAACAAGCAGGTTCTACACGGAGAACTGTGCGAAGTCAGTCTCGTACTGAAGGGTGCCAATTCCGGCGCAAAAATCGATTACGTCAAGGTGCAACACGGCGCGAACGACATCGAGACGTTGGAAGATGAAGCGGTCATCACGTTCGGGCTAGAGCTCGAGCACGCTGCTGCCGGCGCGACGTATCAGGACGTCTACGACACTCTCGACGAAGATCAGAAAGCCCTCGTCGAATTCATGGTGAAGGAAGCCTTGGGGAGCGGTACTGCTCAGCACTCTGCCAAGGACGACGACACGAAAAAAGATGGCGAAGAGTCCGAAGAGGACGACAAGCCGGGCGATGACGACAAGAAGGAAGATGGGGCCACCGATGATGAGGCCCTCGAGCACAAGGAGAACGATACGATGACGCGCAACGTCTTCGAGAACAACAAGGACGACAAGGGTTCCGGCGACGGTGCGCGCAAGGGCGGAACTCTCACGCACGCTCAGATCACAACCCTGATCGACGACAGCAAGAAACTGGGTTCGCTGAAGGAGGCCGTTCTTCAGCACGCCGATGATTACGGCATCACCAATATTGAAATGCTTTTTCCTGACGCTCAGGCCATCGACAACAAGCCCGAGTGGATCACTCGGCGCATGGAGTGGGTCGAAGGCGTTCTGAACGGCACTCGCAAGCTGCCGTGGTCCAGGATCAAGTCGATGTCCGCCGACCTCACGCACGAAGAGGCTCGCGCCAAGGGCTACATCAAGGCCACCATGAAGAAAGACCAGTTCTTCGCAATCACCAAGCGTGAAACCACGCCCAAGACGATTTACAAGAAGCAGAAGCTCGACCGCGACGACATCATCGATATCACGGACTTCGACGTGGTGGCGTGGCTGTGGGTCGAAATGTATTTCATGCTTCGCGAGGAAATTGCTCGAGCCGTTCTGGTCGGTGACGGTCGCGAGATCGACGATGAGGACAAGATCGACGAGACCAAGATCCGCCCCATCGCATTCGACGACCCGTTCTACACCGATGTGATCACCGTTCCTGCCAACACTGGATCTATCGACCTCATCGAGGCAGTTCTTCGGGGTCGGAACAAGTACAAGGGCACCAACCCGACCGCCTTCATGACCAACGCTGTCATGACAGACATGCTGCTGTCGAAAGACAGCCTGCAGCGCCGGTATTACAATAGCAAGGCCGATTTGGCTTCGGCTCTGAACGTGAATCAGATCGTCGAGGTTCCGGTCATGGAAGGCGTCATGCGTGACGGCGCCGAAGTGCTGATGATCATCGTCAACCTGGGGGACTACTCGGTTGGTTCGACTCGCGGTGGCGAAATCACGAAGTTCGACGACTTCGACATCGATTACAACCAGTACAAGTACTTGATCGAAGGCCGTATGTCGGGTGCGTTGACGCAGTACAAGACGGCTCAGGTTGTAGTTCGTGGTACGGGCACGTTGGCCACCCCGACTACGCCTACGTTCAATGCGGGCACCGGTGTCATCACGATCCCGACCGTGACGGGCGTCACATACAAGGTGCAGGCCACTGGTCCGCTGGGTGCTGCCGGCGCTACGTTGGCCGCGGGTGCACAGACGGCTCTTACTGCCGGACAGTCGCAATCCGTCGTGGCCACCGCCAACACCGGCTACTACTTCCCGCACAACTTCGACGCGGACTGGACCTTCACCCGCCCGGCGTAAGGACTCCAGGATGGCAAGGTTCTATGGGAAAGTCGGGTACGGCCAAGACGCCGATAAGGGACACGGTGTTCATGAAACATCAATCACTGAAAAGGTTTATTCCGGTGATGTAGTGAATGACTACCGGAGGTCGCAGCAAGGTGAGAAAGTTAACAACGATCTTACCACTTCTACCTCAGTCTCAATCGTGTCGGACACGTATGCGAACGAACATTTCTTTGCCATTCGGTATGTTGAATGGGCGGGGACTCTCTGGGAAGTGACTGGAGTCAACCAAGAGAGTCCCCGCCTTATTCTTCAGTTGGGAGGGAAATACAATGGTCCGACGCCATGATTTGCAAGAAATTCTAGAGGGCGTCTGTCCCAACGTGTACTTCCAACCTCCTGCCAATGTGCAAATGGTGTATCCTGCTATCGTGTACAAACGAGATCGCGCAGATACCAAAAATGCGGACGATATCCCGTACAGCGTTATAAAGAGATACAGCTTGACTTTGATTAGCCGGAATCCGGACGAAACCATATTCGAAGCGCTCGCTGCTCTTCAGATGTGTCGTCATGAACAATTCTTTGTCGTGGATAATTTGAATCACGACGTATTCAACATCTACTTCTGAGAGGAACGCACGCATGACGAAACTCCTGTGGGACAAAACGGGCGAACGGACTTACGAGACCGGTGTCGACCATGGCGTCCTGTACGAGATCGACGAAGCCGGCGAGTACTCGAGTGGTGTGTCCTGGAACGGCCTCACCACCGTCACTGAGTCTCCCGCGGGCGCGGAAGCAACCCCGACCTACGCGGACAACATCAAGTACCTGAACCTGATCTCCGTCGAAACATTCGGCGCGACGATCGAGGCTTATACTTTCCCCGAGGAATTCGAAAAGTACGACGGTAACGCGTCTCCTACTCCTGGCGTCCACATCGGTCAGCAGACCCGGAAACCGTTCGGTTTCTGCTACCGCACCCGCAAGGGTAACGACGTCGACGCAACCGACTTCGGCTACAAGCTGCATTTGGTTTATGGTGCTCTCGCGGCTCCGTCCGAGAAGGCCTACGCTTCCATCAATGACAGCCCTGAAGCGATCACGTTCTCGTGGGAACTGTCGACTAATCCAGTTCAGGTCGGTACGATTGGTGGGGTGGACTACGCCCCTACCGCGAGTATCACCGTCGACAGTACGAAGGTGGACCCAGCCAAGCTGGCGATTCTCGAAGACCAGTTGTACGGAACGGTCAGCACCAGTCCTTCGATGCCTTTGCCGGCGGACGTCATCGCGATGATGTCGACCACCCTGACTCTGGCAACTCCGACCCAGCCGGCCTACAACTCGAGCACCAAAACTATCACCATTCCTGCGATCACTGGTGTTCGTTACACCATCAACGGCGATACCGTCGCGGCTGGTTCTGTGGTCATCACTCAGGACACCATTGTCGTGGCCTACCCGGCGACGGGCTACAAGTTCCCGCCAGTCATCGATACCGACTGGTTCTACGACTTCTGATAATTCGAATGGAGAAAGAGAATGCTCGAGATAAAAGTTACTTTGGAGGAGGGATATGACGAGGAGAGCTCGAAGTTCATCACGTCTTCCTCGTTCACGGTTTATCTCGAGCATTCTCTTTCTTCCGTGTCAAAATGGGAGTCTGTTTGGGAAGAGCCATTCTTGGGAAAGAAAGACAAGACTCAGAAACAGACAGTTTCCTACATTGAAGCGATGATTCTCAATGAAGATCTTCCTCCGGGGGTTTTCCGGCAACTAATTGAGAAACACCTACAAGAAATAATGAACTACGTGTCTGCTGATATGACTGCAACTAAGCTACATGTTGACCCAAACAGTCCGCAGTCAAGGGAAACTATAACATCAGAGCTCATCTATTACTGGATGATCTCAATGAACGTCCCTGTGCAGTTCGAACATTGGCATTTAAATCGATTGATCACGCTTATCAGAGTGATCAACCTAAAGAACAGTCCGAAAAAGAAAATGAGTCCCACGGAAAGAAGAAACCTGAATAGGCAGAGACTCCGGCAACGAGGAACTAGCGGTTAAGGGAGGTGCGATGGCAAGAATCAGTTGGGCAAATATTGGGGTACGCGTCTTCGAAGCTGGTATCGACCGAGGTGTTCTCTATGTCGATGGTAGTCCAGGTGTTCCGTGGGTCGGATTAATTAGTGTCAATAAAAGCCAGTCCGGCGGCGAAGCAAAACCCAAATATCAAGATGGCATCAAGATTGGAAACCGTACATCTCCCGAACAATTTGAAGCAACTATCGAAGCTTATACTTATCCTTTGGAATTCGAACGTTGTGATGGCACGCATCGAATCGACAACGGTCTTCGAATAACGCAACAAAGACGAAAATCTTTTGGCGTAACTTACCGTTCCAAAGTAGGCAATGAAATTGATGGTTTGGAACACGGATACAAACTCCACATTCTTTACAATTTGAAAGCCGAACCTTCAGATCATAGTTATCAAACGTTGACTGACGCTAACGAACCAGCAACGTTCAGTTGGAAAATCACGGCACGAGCAGTTCAAATTTTGGGTCATCGACCATCCGCTCATTTCATAATCGATTCTCGAGATGTTCCTTCGTCGCTTCTTGAAGTTCTGGAAAACATTCTTTACGGGACCGAGTCGAGCTCTCCGAGTCTTCCTTCTCCTGGAGAATTGTTATTCCTCTTCGATTCCTTCGAAGATATGATTTACGACGCAGGCAGTCCATACACGCCCGTCTTCATTACCTACGACGCAGGTAGTCCTAGTACTTCGGTGACAGATACTATTGATGGAGGTGCGCTGTAATGGCAGAAGGCACACGAATGCAGCAGCGGCGTGCTACCGAAGCTGTCTGGGTTACATCCAACTATGTTCTGGCTGCCGGTGAGCTCGGTGTCACAACGGATACCGGAATCATTAAGATCGGCAACGGAACAAGTCATTGGACCGATCTCAATATTGCTTTCAGTTCTCAGTACTTGCCGCTCCTCGGTAAAGCCGCCGATGCCGATCTCCTGGATGGTATCGGTTCCGAAGGATTCGTGAAATTCACCGATACTTCCACTGCAGCAACTGCGGATAAGGTGGTTAAAAGGCTTTCTGACGGAAAAGTTAAAGCTGTTGCGGGTGCGGCCACAGACGAAGTCGTCAATTACGATCAGCTAGTTGCGGGAATAACAACAGCACGACAAGAGCTCGTAAGTCGATCAGTTACAGCATCAATTACTCTCGCTCTAACAGATGCTGGCTGTTTGGTCAACATGGGAAACTCCGCATATTCTCCAGTATTGACTTGCACTGTTCCCCCGAACTCAAGTGTAGCTTTTCCAATCGGCTCGTATGTGGATGTTTCGACCACAAACAAAGGCGCCGTAGTTCTAACCGCCGGTAGTGGCGTTACTATTAACGGGTTTGCTATTTTGTATGGCGGATATAGCAGTGCTCGATTGGTGAAAACAGCAACAAATACGTGGCAAACGGTACTGGTTCAGAATAGCGCCGGTCCAATTCTTCATCGGAAGATACTGACCGGAGCAAGCAACACACTCACGAACGGCGCTTTTGTAAAGTTGAGGTTGGATGGCGCCGACTCAGGTACCGCTTTGTATACGAACAACGCTGATACTTTGGGTGCTGGAGAACAGTGGAGTTCGTCTGACAACTTCAAAGCGTACTGTCGCCGAGGTGGCTGGTACAGCGTTGCGGCACAAGTAGCCATGGGAGTCACGGGAAATGCTCGAGCTTACACACAAATTCGAGTGAACAACATTGAACAACATTTTGGTTCTGGCGCATTTTTGGGAAGCTCGTCCGACATGGGAACCAGGACAAGGCAAGTAATTCCTCTGAGTGTTGGCGATTATGTCGAAGTGTACGGTTATCAAGACACGGGTGCAGACAGGCAGGTTGTCGAACAGTATTACAACTCCTCTTTCTTCGAGTGGGCTTGGTTGCGACCCCTTTAAGTTTGGAGGATAATATGCCGATATCCTTCTCATCTCCCGGATCTTTCGATAAAACCGAAAAATTCCTGCAAAAAACGCTAAAGCTTGACATAGATAAAATAGTGAAATCCCAAGCAGCACGAGGAGCTGCGGCGCTTTCTGCTGCTACTCCGCGAGAATCAGGACGAGCCTCTTTGTCCTGGGATTATGAAATAAAGAAAACATCCAGTTCGGTCGCCATTTATTGGACAAACACGGATGTAGAGAATGGATATCCTGTTGCTGTGATGATCCAACATGGTCACGGAACGGGAACCGGCGGATATGTAGCAGGAATAGACTATATCAATCCAGTTATGCGCCCCGTATTCGAGGACATAGCTCAAACTGTATGGAAGGCGGTGACCTCAGCGTGACAAGCATTGACGAGCGCGTTGTTCGAATGAAATTCGATAATGCGCAGTTCGGGACTGGCGTCAGTTCGACCCTGAAGCAACTGGATCAGCTCAAAGCAGCCTTGGCGCTGGAAGGCGCCTCCAGAGGTTTGGATGAAGTCGGTGCCGCTGCCGGTAAGTTCTCTACGGCAGGGGCGCAAGAACAAGTTTCAGGATTAAGTCAAAAATTCAGCGCACTTGAAGTAGCGGCTATAACGGCTCTAAGCAACATCGTCAACAAAGCCGTAAATGCCGGATTGTCTATAGCAAAATCATTGACGATCGATCCAATTACTTCCGGTTTCCAAGAATATGAAACAAATCTGAATTCAGTCCAGACAATCTTGGCGAACACCGGTCTCAAAGGAGCCGAAGGACTCGCTAAAGTTAATCAAGCTCTGCAGGATTTGAATACATATTCAGATAAAACCATTTACAACTTCTCCGAAATGGCTCGGAACATCGGTACCTTCACGGCTGCTGGTGTTAGTCTAGATAAAGCAACAAGCGCGATTAAAGGTATCGCAAACCTAGCTGCGATTTCTGGATCAAATTCCGAGCAAGCTTCAGCAGCAATGTACCAGCTTTCGCAGGCTATATCTGCCGGCAAGGTCACGCTTGAGGACTGGAACTCTGTAGTAAACGCCGGTCTTGGTGGAAAAGTATTCCAAGATTCCTTGATCGAAACAGCTCGTGTTCACGGTGTGCAAGTAGATGCCATCATCAAGAAACAAGGGTCATTCCGATCCAGTTTGGAAAAAGGCTGGCTCACAAGCGATATTCTCACAGAGACACTCAGTAAATTCACGGGTGACTTGACTGATCAACAGCTTAAGTCTCTGGGATATAGCGCTAAACAAATTGCTGCCATTCAGGAGCAGGCTAAGACGGCTGTCGATGCAGCTACCAAGGTGAAGACCTTCACGCAACTTCTCGACACACTTCGCGAAGCTGTGGGTTCTGGCTGGGCAAAAACGTGGCAACTTCTCTTCGGTGACTTCGAAGAAGCCCGAACGCTCTTCACGGACGTTAGCAATACCCTTGGCGAAATGATCGGCAAATCGGCCGATGCTCGAAACAACCTTCTACAAGGCTGGAAAGACCTCGGTGGTCGACAGGCTTTGATTGACGGTATATCCAATGCGTTCCATGCATTACTGTCTATCTTGGCGCCGATTGGTCAAGCATTCCGAGAGATATTCCCGAAGACAACATCCAAACAGCTCTATGACATGACGGTAGCTTTCCGTGACTTCATGGCCAAACTGAAGTTGGGTTCTGAAACCGCGGATAACCTCCGGAGGACTTTCGCAGGATTCTTTGCAATCTTAGGGATCGGCTGGGAGCTCCTCAAAGCTGGCGTCAAGTTTATATTTGATTTGATCGGAAGCTTTACCTCCGGTTCCGGTGGTTTGCTGAAGTTCACTGGAAATATTGGTGACTTCCTAGTTGCACTGCATAATGCAATCAAACAAGGCGACGCTTTCGGTAAGATATTTGACGTGATCGGGAAAGTTGTTCAAGTCCCGATCAATCTTCTTAAATCACTAGCACATGTTCTTGGTAGTTTGTTCTCCGGAGCAAGCGACGGTGCTACCGCAGCAAAAGATAGTGTTTCTAAACTGACTGAATCATTTACCCCGTTGCAAAAACTCGGCAGCATGATCAGTTCTGCATGGAACTCGATTCTCAAGATTTTTGCTAATGTATCTGAGAAAGTCAAAGAGGTTGCTAGAGAGTTTGTTTCGTGGGCAGCCGGTGTTGGCACCGCGATTTCTGGAGTGTTCTCTGGTGGTCTAAATTTCGATGCGATTCTAAAGGCTGTAAACACGGGTCTGTTTGCCGGATTGATCCTGTTGCTCAAGAAGTTTGTGGGTAGCGCTAAGGGTTTCTTTTCCAGTGGGGGCGGTCTATTCAGTGGCGTGATCGAGGCTCTTGAAGGACTTACTGGCGCTCTGAAGGGGATGCAGAATGCCCTTAATGCAGTAGCTTTGCTTGCCATTGCTGCAGCCATTGGTATCTTGACTCTAGCTTTGATTGGTCTGTCAAAAATAGATCAAGCTGGACTGATTCGTGGCTCTATCGCTATTGGTGTGATGTTTACTCAATTGGCCGCAGCATTTGCAGCGTTCAATAAAATAGGTACTACTGGGTCTGCTGTCAAAGTCGGCATAATGGCCGCCGGTCTAATCTTGCTGGCTGCAGCAGTAGATATTCTAGCTAGTGCTGTGAAGAAACTTTCTGGAATTGACGTAAAACAGCTTGAACGAGGCCTAATCGCCGTTGCTCTCCTGCTTTCGATGTTGGTAGCAGCAACAAACAGGTTGGACACAAATACTTCAGGTATCGTTAGAACAGCCGCCGGCATGATTCTGTTGGGTGTTGCCATACGAGTTCTGGTTAGTTCTGTTGAAGAGCTCGGCAAAATGGACTGGGCAAGTCTGGCTAAAGGATTGGTCGGGGTAGGTACTCTACTTGCTTCACTGGCTTTGTTCACCAAATTCGCAGAAGCGGATAAGGGTGGAATAACGCAAGGTGCCGGCCTTATTCTTCTGGCTACCGGTCTGAAGATTCTGGCTAGTGCCGTTGGTGACTTCGATAAGTTTAACTGGGAACAACTCGGTCGAGGAATGGCCGGAATAGCTGTCGGTTTGGGCTTGATTACCGCAGCGATGAATCTTCTACCTGAAGGATCTGTTCTAAAAGCTGCCGGCGTTGCAATCGTCGCTGCATCACTACAGATGATTGCCAACGGTGTTGAAAGTATGTCCGGTTTGAATTGGGGGGAAATTGCCCGCGGTATGACTGTTATGGCCGGAGCACTAATTGCTATTTCGGTCGCTATGAAGCTAATGCCAACCGATTCGCTATTTAAAGCTGCCGGAATTTTTATTGTCGCTGCATCTCTAGGAATGATTCAAGAAGCCCTTGGCAAAATGGGTGGAATGACCTGGGAACAGATCGCGAAGGGGCTTATCGTCCTTGCAGGGTCTCTTCTCGTCATTGCTGCCGCTGTTCGAGTCATGCAAGGAGCTCTATCGGGGGCAGCCGCAGTTGTTGTCGTGGCCGCAGCTTTGAGGCTCTTGTTACCTGTACTGACAACGCTGGGCGGAATGTCCTGGGAAGAGATCATCAAGGGTCTCGTCGGTTTGGCCGGAGTCTTTGTGATTCTTGGCGTTGCGGGTCTAGTTCTCGGTCCTCTGGCCCCCGTGATCTTCGCGCTTGCTGCCGGCATCGCATTGTTGGGTGCTGCAGTTCTACTAGCGGGTCTAGGAGTTCTAGCGTTTGCGGTTGCTCTTACGCTTTTCGCTGGAGCAGGAACAGCCGCTACAGCAGCTATCGTTGGAATCGTTGCGGGACTGGTTGGTCTAATTCCGTACGTGATGGAGCAAATTGCTAAAGGTTTGGTCGCATTCGCCAACGTCATTGCCGCATCTGGACCAGCAATCTTGGGCGCATTGACCACGGTATTGAACGCGTTACTGGATGCGATCATTGCGGTGACACCAAAAATCGTGCAAGCTCTTGGGGTCATTCTTTCTCAGATGCTTGATTTGCTTGTCAAGATGGTACCCAAAATGGTAGACGCTGGTGTAAAAATAATTATCGGTTTCCTCAAAGGAATTGCCGACCATCTAGGTGAAGTGATCGATCAAGGTGTTCGGATCGTCGTAGCGTTTCTTGACGGTATCGGGCGAAATATCGGCAAGGTTATTCAAGCCGGTGTGGATCTAGTATTTAACTTCATCCATGCGGTTGCCGATGCCATTCGAGATGCCGGACCTAGGCTAGCAGATGCTGGTATCGATATCGCCACAGCCTTGATCGAAGGTATTGTTAAAGGTATCAAACAGCTCGTCAAAAGAGCGATCGACGCCGTTATCAATATGGCGAAAGAAATGTGGAACGGAATCAAGGACTTCTTCAGTATTTTCTCACCATCGAAGAAGATGGTCTGGCTCGCCAAGCAATTGGTGTTGGGTACTGCCAAGGGAATTGACGATCATGCTCACATAGCCGTTAAATCTACTGTGGGTATGGGTGAACAAATGATTGACTCCATGGGTAAAACATTAGATGGTTTGAGCAAGGTCCTTGGTAGTGATATGGGTGAATTCAATCCCACTATCACTCCGGTTCTTGATCTATCTAAGGTGAAGAAGGATGCTGGCGAAATCGGAAACCTTCTTGATCTGCCTGAGTTCAAAATCGGCAGCACCCTTACCCAGGCCAAGGATGCTAGTGCTGGATTCAATTCGAATCAAACGACGAGCGACAGTAACGAAACTGATGGATCTGGCGATAACTTCAATTACACACAAAATAACTATTCTCCGAAATCGCTGTCTGCTGTAGAGATTTATCGACAGACAGGAAATCTGATCTCCAGGACTAAGAAGGGGGAAAACGGTGCTTAACAAAATAGAAATCACAAACAGCAGAGGCAACGTTCTGTCCCTGCCGATGGAAGAAGATGACGGACCTTACCAAGTCGGCAGTATCGAAGGTCTCGAGCCCGTCAAAGCATCACTTGTTTCGACAAGTTACGCGGGTGCCGACGGAGAAAATTTCCAATCAGCAAAACTCCCCGCAAGAAACATCAAATTCCAAATTGATCTTGACCCGGATTTCAATCCGAAGACGTATACAGATCTTCGTCGAGATCTGTATAAATTTTTCATGCCGAAATCTCAGATTACAATGCGATTCTATCTGACGTCAGGTCTATATTTAGACATCGTTGGAGTTGTTGAGGAATTCAGTTCGCCGTTGTTTCAAGAAGATCCTATCGTCGATATTTCAATTATGTGTTACCATCCAGATTTTATCGACGCTCGAATGATCACCGAAACGGGAGTAACAGTCTCTTCGGTGATAAACACTGAAATTGACTATCCCGGGACTGTACGGACGGGGACGGTTCTAACACTTCATGTGAATCGAAGTTTGGGCGCATTCTCTATTTATAACTCGGACGA